TTGGGATTCTAAATCTGATAGTTTACCCAATAGTTCATCCATTTTAGTATTAATACCATCTACAGATGTTTTTGTTTCTTCGGTTTTATCAACTATATCTGTGACATCTACCTCAACAGTTTCTTCCCCTCCCATATCGTTTGAAGCGAATTCATCTTCAACTTCAGCACCTTCACCAGCATCGGCAAATGGGTCAGTTTCTCCAGCACCAGCCGCATCAGCCGCAAATGGGTCTACTACTGTGGTATCAGTTTCTTCACCTTCTGGTGTGTCAGTATCGGCACCAGCAGCAAATGGGTCTTCTACTGGGGTATCAGGTTCCTCTTCGCCAACAGGTTGTTCATTTAAAATATCGTCAAATAATAACTCAGCGTCATCTTTTTTATCAGTTTCTTCAGGAACATAAAAACTATATTCCAATAATTGTTGGTGTCTTTTTAATTCTTCAGATAATAATTCTTTCTTATTCATTTCTATTACATTAATAATTGTCTACCATCATTTGTCTTGTAAACTTTATTTACCCTCTCAACGATTTCTTTACCATCATTGATTAAACATTCGTCACCTATACACTCTTTTTCTTCAGTGTCGTTGTCACTTAAGAAATTATTTAGTTTTTTCTTAAGAACGTCTTTTTCGTTTGTGTCGTCTATATTATCCATAATACTTCTTTAACTATAAATATAAAATTATTCAGAAAAATCCCGTTCTATCCCCATTATTTTTAATTCACCTCTTTTAACAATGATTATTTTATTCTGGTAGTTATCCCAATCTATTTTAAAATCTTTATAATTTATATTACCAGATTCAGAATCACTAAGACTTTCAATTAATAAATTTAATGCGTTTATGGTGTAAAAACAGACACCTTTTTTATGTACAATGATGGTTGTGGGGAAAAACGATGTTATATCAACGTTTTGATGTTCCTTGAGATATATTCTATATGTAAGAATTTTTTTATTATCCTCATCACAATTATACTGAAATATTTTATCGTCATCGATACCAAACCTTTTTAAAAGGTATTTTTTAAAACTATCAACTTTATCTAAATAAACAAAAGATGCTAGTGTTATACTTTTATCCGAATTCTCCATTTTTATAAATGTAAGGTATCAATTTATTTTTATATTTTATCTTATATAATAAACCCTTACATTTATTAAATATCTCATCAGAAACAAAAACATTATTATTTAAATTTTTAATCCGATTTAATATTTTTTCTTTTTTTATGGAACTATATTCTATTATGTTTAAATCTATACCAAATATTATGTTTTCACCATAAACGTACACCATATTTTTATCACTTATATAAATAACTGAGTCACTTAACGATAAAATCTTTTTTATTATTTTTTTATTTACCCTACTTTTTCCATGTAAAATATCTAAGTAGACATATGGGATGTTATCACCAAAAGTATTAAAACACACCTCTTTAAATTTTTCTAAATCAACTTCAAAATCAACCTTTCTTTCCTTTTTACTAAATGTCCAGTATAATTTTTGGTTTACCTTTTTATGGATAATAGAAATGTTAGCCCCAATAAACTCTTTTGCGTTATCCCAACCGATTATTAATGTAGATAAATCATTATCTATAGAGTCTAAATCACTACATATATTGAAGTTTTCTTCTTCTAATTTTAAACTTGTTACTATATTTCCAACGTACATAATTACAAATATAGTGATTTTATTTTAAAAAGTTAATATATTATGGGTTATTATCATCTTTTAAACTGGATTAAATTCATCTTTTAAGTTAAAAGCCAATAAAACTGACTCAAAAGCGTCAAATGATTCACCTATTGCTGTGTCAGGTTCACACGATATTTCATTAGTTAGTGTGAAATCAGAAGAGGAACCATTCCGTTTCTTATCCGTACCATCTCCCCCAGCTGCCTCATACGAATTTTTATATGGACCTTTTAACGTCTCTTCACTATTTGGTTTTTTAGTTTTCCAAACATGCATTGCAGCTTTAAAGGATTCTAAAAAACTACTAACTATTTTATCTGGAGACTTAAGATAATCATCACCATATTCAAAATATTCTCTTCTTCCCGTAACATGTAAATAACCTCTAGGTTTAAATCTCCACCCATCACCGGGATATATATTATAATATGTTAACCCACTTAGTTGTTTCTGAAAGTTAAGAGAAGAGGCAATGACTGAAAACGGATCTGTATCAATTTTATTGGCTTCAGCCCTATATGCTTGGAATGTTTGATGTTCTTCATATTCTGAACTTGTTTTCGATACCCACGCAATGTCGTCTGCGGTTTCAGCAGTAAATGTTGGGGTACTATTTAATATTCCTGATGGGTTATTAACCAGTGTGTCTAATAATTCATCATTAAATGGGTAATTAGCTGGTTTTTGTGTTGTAGTGTCTCCGTAAATCCTTGTCGCACCTGAATATATAGTGACATTAGGGCCAATTTTCGGAAACTCTGCCCTTTTTAAATCACCCTTAGACAAAGTTGACTCCTCATTCGCTAAATAGTTTGATTGTACCATCACATTTGCAACAAACATACACACTTGGGAATTAGTTACAATTTCATAAGCATCCATTTCTTTTTTAACTAGATCTAAAATGGTTTGTATTTCATCATCAGTTTTTGACTCTAGACCCTTTACATTATTAAAGTCCACACCCATTTCTTCAAATTTACTGACCTTCCATTTTGTATTAAACTCAAATCCGTCTTGGGGGGATTTAACCCCTATTTTCCATATTGGGTTAGTGGTTAGTCTATTAGTAAATTCAAGTTTAGGTATTTCGTTTGTTTCATTTAAATTTAAATTTAAATCCGCAACCACTTTACTATTAAATTTAGTAATGTATTTAGATTGTCTAACACCTGTAAAATTTGTGGTCATATGGTTAGGGGATATACTATGATTCACACTAGTTATTAGATATGCCCCATTAAAAAACGGAACATTTTCTAGATTAAAATACATTAATGGTTGTATATTCATACAACCTAATGCATCTACTTTACATGTATATGACCTAGTTTTAAATAATTTAAGTAAATCCGTACCTTGATATACTTTTTGGGTTCCACCCCTTTTGTCCACTAATTCAGATAACGCCTTAAAGTATTCACCAGTTTCTTTATGTTCTTGTTGGTTTAAGGACACATTTTTAAATATCGTTTGGTTTTCAGCCCCGAATCCAACCCTGAACGCAACCAATGAATTACCACCATCGTTAACCATATCAGGAGTTGGGAAATCTAAACTAAATCCGTCATTAGCGTGTGCATAAGTAGCATCTTCTCCTATATCCAAAGCTTTGGATGCCCCACCAATATAAATTCCACAATATATTGGTCCAGAACCTGAACTATTTTTTATTGTTGTGACAGGTTTAAATATTTTAGATACTTCTGATGGTGTTTTAAAGTCTATATATGTGGGTAATATTTGGAGGAGAAAATTACTGTCTCTGAGTAATTTTGACATAAAGAAATATACACTAGTTTGTAAATTACTACCTAAAGTTAAAAAACTACTTAAATTTATTGTTGCTTCTGAACCAATATCATTCCAACCTCTATCAATAAACTTAAAATAATCATATAAAGATTTATCACCTCCGGGTGCGCTACACGCATTAAAACATTTTTCTGTGTCAGAAACCCACTTATCATTTATATTTTTGAAGTAATTATAAATCTGTAATTTTATTTTAACCGTTGATGCGTTTTTTTCTTCTTCCGATATTTCATCTGAAGTTTCATTTGTACCATCTTCTAAATCCACATATGTTTGCAAGAACCCTTCTATGTATTTATTAATATCTGACTTTCTAGCTGTAAGGTTTTCTTTCAGCGATTTATCAAAAATACCTGGAGCCAATACTATCATATTAGATAGTGATGATAGCTGTTGTTTGATATCTGCCGTTGAGGATGTTACTAATGTGGGTGCTATAGGTGTGGGGGACTGGTAGGTTGCCATATCAGTTTCAAAGGATTTAAATAAACCATTATCTACCCACAGCTGAAACTTTTTTATAAATGAATCAATTGTTTGTGCCGGCATTTGTGTTAATTGTGTCTCAAGTTTTATACCACCACTAACTTTAGGTTCTACTTGTGACATATAACCTATCTTTGTTAAGTATTCTCCAGCTGGCGTTTCAAATATATTATATGGGCAATTTGTATTTCCACTAAAATTAATATTCCATTTGATTCCATTATTTTTATTGTTCCAAAGGTACCCACCAATTAAATATATGTAATATTTTGGGAGGTGAAGTATTTTAGCATTACTATATGATTGTGGAAACGCAACATCTAACACCGCCTCCTTAAAAGTTTTAAATGGTAAAGTAGATAATAATAAAAGTCCTTTAGCATAATCAGTTTGCCCCTCATAAAAATCACTTTGTATTAAAAATTCTGGATATGCACAGTCAGTATCGTAAACAAAATTTGTTTTATTTAAAAATTTTCCTTCTGACGTACCACCTGTCAAATCGATACTAGCTAAACTATTTATTTTAAAGTTACTATATCCGCTATCTTCACCCTTCAATTCGTCCGAGACACTTTGATCCCAAACATTATAACCTAAATATGTATTTATATTACCATTTCTAAAATCTTCGGAGTAATATTTCGCACTCTTGGAGGTGCCTTCATCTAATTTAATGGTGGTGTATCTACTATTAGTTTTAATCTCTGTAGTTAATTTTTTAGTATTAAAAAGTATCTTTTTTGTATCTATACCGGATGTATCATCAAATAAAATATAGTCAACATCATTAAATCGAGTACCCCCTATTTTTACCCCACTTATGGATGTGGGCTCTTCATTAATATAAGTGAATACACCAGCTGACTCTTCTAGTGAACCCTTCCCAAAACCTGTAGACATCAAATTACTACCTAATTTTACCAACCTATCTTTATATATATTTCTAGTGTCCTGAGTTATAAAAGCTTTGTTTGCTGCGATACCATCTAAACCAGCAAAACGAGATAAAGTTCTGGGTTCAGACCATCTAGAATATTCTTTTAAAACCGCAACCCTATTAAATAAACTTTTTGCAATAAAACTATCCATTTCCTTTTCATCATTTATACCTGTGAATATAATCCATGGATTTATTTTATAGTCAATAGGGTTTATAGGTAACCAATTGTCAGTATCTAACCCATTTTTAAGTACGGATGCTCTACTAGTTTGTTCTAATGATTTAGTTTTTTGAACTAATACCTTAAACACTTTTTCCACAAATTCTATTTCAGGAAAACTAGATTTGCTTTCCGGAAAATACTCTTCATCACCAAGATAAACTTCTTCCAAACCATCTTTATCGTTATTTACATAAACTGATGGCCAAGCCACAGATGCGGTAATTTCTTTAGGTACATCTGTTTGTTTTCCCTCTAACACATCCTTTCTCTCATCTTTTAAACCATCTTCTTGTGCTTTTTTTGAAATCTCATATATCGTAGTTGTCATTGCTTCGGTATTATTAGCAATAATTCTAAAACAGTTACTTATTGTAGGTTTAAATCCTAACTCCTCTTGGAAATTTAATAATATTTTTTTGTTTAGTATTTCCTCTACCTTATCACTTTCTATTTTAGATATTTTTCTTAATTCATCTATCGTACCCGCCACTCTATCCCTAATTTCTCTAAAATCTACAACATATACGTTAGAATCTTTAGTTAACCCCCCCTTTGTATAGAAACTGCTACCTTTTTTATTTGTAAAGTTTACCATATTAAACTTTACGTTTGTTTCTGTTGGACTATTTTCATACGTTTCTGATAGACTCAAATCATCATTTATATCTGACATATTATCTAACACATCTTTCAACTTTTCCGGTTTTGGGTTTAAGTCATCATCTAGTTTAACTACAAATTCCTTCCAATAATTTTCTGAGTCAGGTTGTTCCAGATTGGTAAATTTAAAACTTTTCAACATTGCTGTGTCATCGATTATTTCTTCGCCCTCTCCCTTTTCACTTTTAAACTCCCGAACATATTTATCATATTGTTTAATTATATCATTTAACGTTTCCATATAGGCTTTAAACGAAGCTTCTTGTGTTGAATTAATTAATAAATAGTCCCTAATGGAGAGGTAATTTTTACCCCTACTCAGTGTGTTGTCTTTTATTTCTGATGTTATAATCTTTTGTTTCTGATTATATAATTCATAATATGTTTTCGTGGGTTTTATAAAGTCACCATTTTTATCAGTAAACCCTTTTCGTTCTTTTATTTCATCTTCTGTAATTTCCCCGTCATTGTTAACATCACTAGTTTTTGATATTGCGGACCCTATGAAACTCCTTATACTTTTTAATAAAGATAATTGACCGTTTATCTGTTTTAACTTGTCCAATTCATCTGTTTGGGCTTTTAATACTTCTGTATCTATCTGTAATTTAGCTATCTTAGTGAAAAAATCATCTATTTTTCTAACTGAATTGTCTTTTTCACCATCAATAATAGACTTAAAGTCCTCCGCACCAAGTGTTAATTTTAATTTCTCACTATCTGCTTCTTGTTTATCAAAAATATTGTTTAGGTTCTTGAATCCTAATTCAGTATTCACTGTACCAATAATATTACCAATATTCATATCATTCAAAAAGGCTTGTTGGAAACCTAAAAAATTGGCGGATATATCAAAATTACCTGTCGTACCATCAAAATTAGATGACCAATTAACCATATGTAAACAATAATCAATTGACTGACCAAAATACCCTTTTACTGATAAATTAAATATAGGGTAAGGCATCTTAAAAAATACACTATATGGTGATTTCCTTGATTTGTCTTTAATAGTATCAAATAATCCTGCACCCCTAATATCAGTAAACGTTATATCTACAACAGGAACTAAACTAGCGTTATATTTAATATCAATACTTTTTATTCCGAAACCTTCTAAAACACCTCTACTATCTGTTGGTTGTAGTCCACCTATGTTTGTCCAACTAGTTGTTGCGTATGTTTTTTGTGGTTTTGGGGTTAACTCTCCCTCTGGGTTATATTTTATTTTAGTTGATATGAAATCTACAGCGTCCTCAACACCGTTTTCAATACCACCGCTGTTACCACCATATATAAATCTACTTCTTGGTGTTGCGCTGAATTTTACATAGATAAACATGTCTTCAGGTGGTATCATATCCCTACCTGGTGGGTTGGGGTCGACAATAAATAAACTACCATTTTGTTTTACATCTTCTGTACCATCATCCATATTCAACCTATTTATTAAATACCTGTAAGTGTTTTATATCTCTCCACTGCAGTAATATATTGTTGAATGCTGTCTGTTAAGGGAAAAGGAATTCTAATTATTTCTTTATTTGGTATGTTTTCTTCTACACCACCATAAATTGGGTTGGACAATAAAATTAACCACCCATAGTATGGGTTATCATAATATGATTGACTTAATTTATCTAACCTAGTTGTTTCAGCGTCATAAACAACTGTTTTATCAGAATTTTTAGGTAATATTTTTATAAATGGTAGTGGTTTATAACCACCATCTACTTTAAAGTCTTGATATCTATCGAAATATTGATTTCCCATTTTTATTAGTTTAATGCACTACCGTTATAAGTAAACTCTACAGTCTTCTTACTTCCATCTTTATTTTTTGTGAAAAACGCCACCACTTTAACCTTATTAGTGGCTTTTTCTGCGGCTTTTAATTTTTTCTCGTTCTCTTTAATCTCTTTTTCTAACTCCTTTATTTTTACCACTGTTGCACCCACACTTCCAGCGGTGCCACCACTTACTTGTGTTTGGAGTGATTCTAATTCTGTTTTTTGAGACGCTATGTCTGCAGTGAGTTCCGGAACACTCGCCCCATCTTCGACACCTAACTCCGCGTCATCACCCTCCCAGGTTGATTGCTTTATGGTAGTTATAGAGTCGTTAACATCTTTTTTTGGTACTGTATTTTTCCCATCCACTGAAACTTTATATGTTAATAAATTATCTTTATCTACTTCTCCATCAATTTCTACTTCTGAAGGTTTTGTTTCGATGTTGTCTGAATTTAACACCCTTATTGTAATACTTGTATAATTATCATAATCTATTTCAATATTATTTTGTGAATCGGTTGTATCATCATCCCCAGTTTCGGAATCTGCTAATTGATCAATTATACCTTCACTTTTCAAAAATTCTGTAAGTGCGTTTGTATCAACTCCACCATCTTTTTTCAATTTACCCAATTTTATACCTTCTACAATTTTACCTGTACTACCATCAATCTTATCCGCCCTAGGATCATACATTTGTGTATTTGCGTAATAATTAAAT